AAAAGCAGCTGGTGGTAGAGCAAGAAAAGCTATCGGTGAAATTAAAAAATTAGTTACAGGTTATAGACAAGCGTCTGTTTCTGAATCAAAGTAATCGGAGGTTATAATGGCAGAACAACAAAAGTTTTCAAGTGAAGTAATTGATTTACCAAGTGAAGGTAAATTGTATCCAAAAGAGCACCCTTGCTCTGATGGGAAAATAGAAATCAAATACATGACAGCAAAAGAAGAAGATATATTGACATCACAAAATTTAATTAAAAAGGGTGTTGTGATTGATAGATTGATAGATTCTTTAATTTTAACAAGTGGTGTAAAACAAGAAGATTTAATATTAGGTGACAAAAATGCAGTAATGGTTGCAGCTAGAATATTAGCTTATGGACCTGAATATGATTGTGAAGTTACAAATCCTGATACAGGTAATAAAGAAACACATACATTCAATTTAGCAGATTGTCCATTTAAAAAACTACCAAAAGATACAAAAGGAAATAAATTTGAAATCACCTTACCAATATCTAAAAAGAAAATTACTTTTAAATTATTAACTGGTAAGGACGAAGCTTTAATAGATAAAGAACTAAAAGCATCTGAAAAACTTAACTCTGATGTAAAACCAGAATTAACCACACGTTTAAGATACACTATTACATCAGTTGATGGTGAAGAATCACAATCTGTGATTAATAATTTTGTAATGAGTCTTTTAGCTAGAGATTCAATGTATTTAAGAAACCAAATTACAAAAATAACACCTGATATTGAATTAAAGCAAGAAATAGAAATGGGGGGAGAAACTGTCGAGGTAAATATACCAATGACAGTTGGGTTTTTTTGGCCTGAGTCCTAAAGACAAGTCTAAACTTCACGAACAAATATTTCAACTAATGTATTATGGTAAGGGATTTACACATTCCGATGTCTATGGTATGCCTGTATATTTGAGAAATTTTTATTTTAAACAATTATCAAATACTCGTACGGAAGAAAACAAGCAAATAGAAAAAGCTAATCAAAAAGCAAAATCATCAAAACCATCAATGAATCCAAGATTTAAAAGATAATTTCTTACAATTTTGATATTTATATATGAATAGATACATCTAAACAGGAGAGTATTGTGTCAAAGAAAAAATCATACATGAATCAATCAAATTTAATCGCAGAGGGATTTTTTTCAAAATTATTAAAACTTATCAAAGATAAAAATGTTGTTAATAAATTAAAAAAAGACAAAGTTCTTACCAAAGATTTAAATAATTTAAATAAACTCACAAAAGATACAGAAGATAGAATAAATAAAGATTTACTATCTTTAGGTAAAAAACCAATCAAATTATCTAAATTTTCAATAAAGGATTTTATATAAAATGGCTAAGGGTGCAGAGACATTAAAAGAAGCTCGTGATATTATTGAAGAGATGAATCTTAATATAGACCGTTTTAATCAAGGATTAAAAGATTCTGATGGTTTTACAAAAAAGATGACAAAAAATATTGCAGAACAATTACAAGGTCTTGAAGCAAGTAGAAAATCCAATAAAATGAGTGGTAAACACTTAGGTGCTGTTGCTGATTTAGGTAAAGAAATATTAGATGGTAATATAGACTCAGCTAAGTCTATGAGGTTACAAAACAGTTTAACTAAAAAATTATCCAAAACAAAATCAAAAGGTGCTAAAAACGCAATTAAAGAACAAATTAGTATGTTAAAAACTCGTGACAAGGGTGAAAAAATACAAAAAAAAGTAAATAGTGTAATAGGTGTTGGTGACAAGTTAACTGGTGGTATGGCTTCAAAGGCTCAAGGTATGTTACAACATGTCAAAAAAGTAGGACCAGGTTTTGCAGCCGCAGGAATAGCTGCAGGTGGACTCGCCTTAATAGTTGGTTTACTTGTTAAATCTTTAAAATTTGCGTCCGCATTGACTGATGCATTTGGAGCTCAATTTGGTGTAGCAGGTACTCAATCGAGTGTATTTAAAGATAATCTAACGGCTGCATCTATTGAAGTAATATCACTTGGAAAAGGAACAACTGATGTAGTATCATTGGTAGATACTTTATCAAAAGATTTTGGTATTACATTAGATAGAGCATCAGAACTTCCAAACCAAATTTTAGATAGTGCTGTGGCATTAGGATTATCAACAGATGAGGGTGCTAAATTATTCGGAACATTGATGAGTATTGGTAATTTAACATTTGACCAAGCTGAAAATTTAGCAGAGTCTACATATCAATTAGCTCAACAAAATAATGTAAATCCATCAGCAGTAATGAGAGATATATCTGATAGTGCTGAACTTATAGCTAAATTTGGTGCAGATAATGTTAAAAGCATAGCCAAAGCAGCTGTTCAAGCTAGACAATTAGGTTTAAATTTAAACTCTGTTGATAAAATATCAGAAAGTTTATTAGATTTCCAATCATCTATTTCTAATGAAATTGAAGCTTCAATTATGATTGGTAAACAATTGAATTTCCAAAAAGCTAGGGAATTAGCACTTACTGGTGATTTAAGTGGTATGATGGATAATGTCTTAGAACAACTTGGTGGTGAGGCAGAATTTAATAAATTAAATATATTACAGAGAAAATCATTAGCTAAATCCATTGGTTTAGAAGTTACACAAATGCAAAAATTAGTAACTAATCAAGGTAAAACAGTTAAACAACAAAAATCATTTGCAGATTTAGCTGGTAAGGATGGAATGTCAGCATTAACTAATATTACGAATCAAGTTAAAGAATTAGGTGCAGAATTTTTAATAAAATTCGGAGTACCATTAGAAAATGCTGTTATAGCATTTAGAGATAGGTTTATGACAGATGAAAATATTGCAAGAATAAAAACATTTATAGAAAATTTTGCTGATACTGTAATGAATATAGCAAAAGGTGTTGGTAAAATATTTAATTTTTTTAAAGGTATAGCTAATTTATTTTCTGTAAATAACTTACTTGTAGGTTTAGCCACTACTGCAGGATTTGTCGCGAGTGGTGGTAATCCTTTCGCTGCAGCAGCTGCCGGTGCTGGTATGGCCGCTTTTACAGATGATGATGGTACGGGTAATACAAGTAGGGGTAAAAAAGTTAATGATTTTAAAAGTGCGGGTGGTTCTCATTTAGTTGTCACACCAACGGGTGAAATGTTAAAAACAAATCCAAGAGATACAGTGTTTGGAACTACAGCAGTGAATGATTTTTCAAGTGGTCCAGCTGGAAGTATGGGAATGGCTAATAAAGAAACTAATCAAAGATTAGATAAACTTAATCAAAATATTGAAACTTTAGTTAATTTAACAAGAAAAAATGCTGGAAAAATTATTGACGGTATGGGGAGTCTAGCATAATGGCTTTAGAACAATTAAAAAGTTTATTTCAACCAACAGATGTTGGTAGTAGTGACTCGAAATTAAATAGTATTGAACCTAATAAAGAGGTTAGTGAACAAGAAAAAAATTTTAAGTCTAATAATGTAACTAATGTGAATGATACAAATTTTTTTAACAAACCACCTAGGCCAACTATTAATATTGCAACAAACCCAACAGATTTTTCAACAGCAGTTGATAATAATAAATTATCATATACACCTAAAAGTATACCATTTAAGTCAAATGATACAGGTGGTGGTATATCTTTTATGGATGATTTAAGTTGGGAATCATTATATAATTCAAATCATTCACCAATAGATAATCCATCTCATAAAGGATTAGTTCCAATATCTTATCCAAATGTTAATAGAGATAATTTAAATATAAGAAATCAACAAGATGGGAGATTTGGTATAGCGACTATTAGAAGTTCCGTAATAGGTAAAATTGGTAAACTTCTTGGTAGTGTGGGTACTGGTGATGTTCAACAATTTTTACAAGATACAGGTAAAGAACCATACATTGTCAGTAAAATACCAACAGGACGTGATAATGGATTTAATGGAAGATTAATAAATTTTGGTGGTAGAGATTTACCAATAGCTCGTTCTCTTACAGATGCTGTAAGACTAGCTAAATTTATGACATCACCTGCAGGTTTAATATTTATTGCTAAACAAAACTTTCTTGGTAGAAATTCAATGGTTCAATATCTTGATACAGGTGGTGAATTACGACAATCAAGGCAAAGGTTTAAAGAGTCATACAATCCATTATCAACTATAATACAATCTGGATTTAGAGCTGGTGGTGTACCGGTTAGTTTATTTGATAAAACGGAACCTGGTCTTAGTACATTATTTGGGGGAGACCAATATGGAAATACTAACTTAATTGGTGGAAATGTTCCGTATAATATTAATAAATCATTTACAGATGGTTTTGATAATTTATCCACATCTGGTTTAGGTGGAGTGGCGAGTGGATTTGGTGATAAATTAAAAGAATTTGGAAATAAATTAAAAAGTAATTTAACAGGTACTTCTGAAACTATAAAATCAGTATCGGAGGGTGGTGATTTATTTACCAATATAACTTTCAGAGATAATCTTCCTGAAAATCCAATGGCTCAACAAACCATAGAAGATGCTTATGGTAAATTTGGTAGAGATATTTTAGAAGATAAAAAACAAGGAATGCCATTTTATTTCAAAGATATGAGAACCAATGCATATATATTCTTTAGGGCATATATAGAGGGGTTAACAGAAAACATTTCACCATCTTATGCCCCTACGAATTATATTGGAAGAAGTGAACCTGTTTACACATATGAAAGAGCTGAAAGAGAAATCTCAATGACTTTAAAACTTGTTGCGCAAACAAGAGAAGAATTAACATCAATTTACACAAAAATGGATAGATTAACATCAATGTGTTATCCTGAATATGTTGATGATGATTATGGAAGTAGAATGAAACCACCATTGGCTAAATTAAGATATGGTGAATTGTTCGGAAAAGAAAATAAAGAATTAATGGGATATATAAAATCTATATCTTATTCAGTAGACCAATCATCAACTTATGAAACTGATGTTGGATACCGAGTTCCAAGGCATGTACTTGCAACAATTGGATACCAAGTGATTCACGACAGAGCTCCAAGATTAGGTACAACATTTTATGGGATAAATCAAAATGGCTAGATACAAAAATACAAAAAAATTAAGAAAAAATAACAAAAGTTATTATTCAACAACTATTTATTCAAAAGTACCAGAAAAAAATAGTGATAGCTATTTTATTGCTCAAGAAGGTGATAGATGTGATAATTTAGCCAATAGGTTTTACGGAGATTCAACACTTTGGTGGTTTATCGCTAGAGTTAACAATCTAACTACAAACAACATTTCTGCCGGAACATCATTGAGAATACCAATAAATACAAAAGACGCTGAAAGTTTATAAGAATGATAAATGATAGAGTACATGGTTCACCCATATCAGGTATAGTTAAAAAGAAACTTGAAGATAGACAAAGAGTTGCAGGTGAAGTTGCTCCAGGTGAATCTATTGAAGCTGTTTTTCCAAACAAAGATGGAAACAATCAAGCTGATTTATCTTCAAGAACACCATTTGTTAGAATGTGGACATCTGTTAAATTAATTGACCCAGAATTAATAACTGAAAAATTAGAAAAAATTATTCTTTCTGAAAATGTTACTGACCAAGAAGAGTTCAAAAGAAATTTCGAGAGCAGGATAGGAAAATTAAGAGAAGAATTTCCTGAAGCAAAACTCACTAAAATAAATGGTGAATACTATATAAAAAACATAGGTAATGATGTTAGAGAACAAGTTGACTATGCAAGAAAAACATATATTCTTGGAGATTATAATTATCAAACAGCTTATGGTTCAGTTGATACTAATGCTTCATTAGAAGGAGAAACTGAAACTACAACACAAGCGGGGGATGTAAGTGATATATTTCCTCAAGAATTAAAAAACAATACATTATTACACCCACAAGCTGGTATAACGGGACTTACGTCAGAAACTGAGGGTGCATTTGGTGAGAAGAAAAAAACAACTGTAAATTTTGTAGTTCATAATTTTGAAGATTATGATAAAATATATAGTAAATTCTTTTTAAAACCTAGTGCAACTATATTTGTTGATTTTGGTTGGAGTAGTATTAAAAATTTATATAATCCAACAGATTTAATTGATTCTTCAGATATTAAAAAATTCTTATATGATTCAAATGTGGTTGCTGGATATGAAGATAAAGAAGAGGAAGAAACTTTAGCAGAGGGGGAATCCGTTGAAGAGTCTGTACAAAACATTGGTGAGGTTTCTAAAAATCAAGGTGATTTAGAAGTTATACAAGGCCTTGTAGTTGATTATAATTCAAAAATATTACCAAATGGTAGTGTGGACTGTCAGCTCACATTAATGTCTACCAATAGTGCACTTTTGGATTTAACAGTTGATGATTCGATACGGAGACATATACAAGATACTTTAAGTAGAGCAACTTTGTATTTGGGACTTCAAGCCACTCTTAACAATGTAACTACTTATGATGAGTGGAATGCTGATGGTAGTGTTACTCAAGGAGATTTTTCTGATACTTCCCAATATAGAAATAGTACACCAAATGCGGATATTTCTGCTAAAGATTTAGAAACATTTAATAAAAATTTAGAATTAGAAGCTTATAAAGTATTAAGTTCAGGTAATTTAACTCCAACAGGAGATTCAATCAGAGGAGGTGTTTATGTAAATAGTGCGGAAGCGGATGATGTTTATGTTTGTTGGGGATTTATTGAAGATATTATTATTAATCAAAATTTCGGTTTTGGGAAAAATAGTGATGATATTAATAATGGAAACAATTTTCGAGTAAGAATGGATTCATCAAATCAATTTACAACTTGGAATGAAATATTTGTAGAAAGACAACAAACACTGTCAAAAGTACCTGAAGAACCACCTGTGTTTTTATTTCCAGAATGGTGGGGAGGTTCGGACACTGGTCAAGATGATTCATTTGCAGAAGAAACTGTTGTTAATGGTTCATACAATTATTTTAATAAAAAATATCCTAAAAATTTTTATGAAGATAATGACCCTTTTAACCATAGAACATATGATGAACATAAAAACAGAATACCAATTCGTGAAATATTTATAAATATTGAAACAGTCATTTCAGCTTTTAAAAGAAATAAAACTGTAAAAAAAAGTTTAGAAGATATTTTAAAAACAATTAATAAAGATAGTAATTATGTTTTTGATTGGAGAATTGTAAGTGGTGCGGTAGATTCAGAGTTAATAATCATTGATAATAATAGAACTGATACTGGTCAAAAAATATTGGATTCGGGTATATCATCTGATACATCTGAAGATGCAGATGAGTTTACAAATTTATTTACTTTTAATATAATGTCACCTAATTCAATTATAAAAGATTATAATTTAGAATTTAAAATTCCACCAGGTGATTTAGGAAATATGTTGTCTATACAAGGTATGAGTCATGAAAATAAAATATTACCTCTATCAAGTAATATTGATGATATGGCTGCGATTAACTCTATTGATGATGATTCACTTTCAATTGTTTATGAACCAGATTTAGGTTCATATAGAAGTAGTCAAAATGATTCAAAAGAAAATAAAGATAGTGATTATTATAATGTTTATCAAAGTGCTAATTATTTAATAGATAATAATATTTATAAAACAGGAATAGTTAGAAGAAGTACAGATATATTGAAAGCAGCAGGTTTAAAATCTTCAAATTTAAATCCTCAACTTCCAAATGAAAAGAAAGATAACCCAGCCGATAAAACATCAAAAGATATTGCAGAAGAGATAATACAACAATATACTCAAGAATTAATAGATACAGGAAACAAAGTCGTAAGTAGTTTTAAAGATTATTATAGAATAAGAGAAATTAAAAATATTAGTTTAAATACAAAATTTAATTTACTCCCATATACTTTATCATTAACCACATATGGAATAGGTTCAATTGTTCCAGGAGATACTTTTAGAGTTGATTATTTACCAAAAGACCATTTAAAAAATACTTTTTTACAAACAATAAAAGTAGCACACAATATTAATTCAGATGGTTGGTATACAACATTGGACACAATGTATAGACCATTAGCTAAAAATAAAAAAAAATATTATTTAGACCAAGATTTGGATAAAATATATTTATCTCCAACAGTATTAAAAAATTTAAATTTAGATAATGGTTTTTATTCCGCAACTGATAAAGGAACATTTAAATTTATCCAACACATAATACCTTATATGTATAAATTACAAATAGTAAAAGAACGAACTAAACATATTGATTTTATGATTTCATTTAAAACAATTAGAGGACTAAGTGATAGAATGCAAGATATGAGAAGTGGTAACACTGTTTATCAAATAGCTCAGAAAAAAACTGGATTAAGAAATAAAATTGATTCTTACCATCTCCCAAGCCTTAACTTAATATCCTTTGTTGAAGGAGAAGAGGTCGATTATATCTGGCCTATGAATGAAGTATTAAGACCAGACCAAGAGTATATATTAATCGTACAAGGTAGAAGTTCATTTATTACAGCTAAAGAAACTTTTTATTCTGAAGATGGTGTTAATATGATACTTTTTTATTTTGATAGACCCATTGATACATCAAAACCAATACCTAAAGGTACAGCAACAAAGGCAGGTGCAGCAGTAATTAACTTGATACTGGGAGACCAGGGCCCTTCTTCGACTTAATTTTGTAAAACTTAATATAAAAAAATGCTTGTTTAATTCAAATAAAGGTTGTATATTGATATACGATGTATAATGTTATACCCATATTCAAAGACCCCAACTTACATCCATTACATAAAAACAATGGATTATCAGCCTTATGGTGTCAAGAAGACACTAATGTTGAACCATTCTTTATAATAGAACATCATCCTGATTCAGATAAATTTATGGAAGATTACA